CCGGAGAGGACCCCGCAGCATCGCCGACTGGCCGCGGGAGCGTTGTTTTCGGAGTTTGGAAAGGAGACCCTCGGTGATGGATGACACGAAGCCCGCCGGAACCCCGGCGCCGGAGAGCAGATGGACCCCCGAGGATGAGGCCGTGTTCGACATCTGGACCGCAGAGGCTCTCGGAGGATGTCTTTACGGGCTGGAGCGACTGCACTTTTGGCTGGAGACCCGGCCTGAGCTCCTCGAGCCGATCGCTCAGTTCTCGTCCCTGTTCGCGGACTTCAGCGAGAGGCTCAAGAGCTACCACACTGGATGGACCGGAAAGCCGGGCTTCATAGATCCGGACTTCCAGCCCGCCAAGGTGCGGACGCTTGACGGAGCGTTCTTCGGGGATGGCACCCCGACCGGGCGCGGTCCGGAGGCTTCCAGCCCTTCGGTTCGGCCGGACCCCTTGTCCCTGCGCCCCATGTGCAACGCCTTTCGGGATGCCGCGCTGGCATGGCAGAAAGCCCATCCGGACAAGACCATCCGGGCCGCGTTCGACGAGCTCCGAAGGGAGCGGTTCCCCATGAGCTACGCCACGCAACGGCGGTTGTACGACTCCGGGAAGCCTTCTCAAAAAACCCCGGAAAATTGAGAACCCCGCGCCCTTGCCGCTGACCTGCTGAGCACGCACGTTCTCTTTGTCGCCCGTGGCGACGAAAGGAGCGTACATGCCTGGCGTTATTCGGAAACAAGACCTCCGGCGCGAGACCGGCCTCTCTTACTCCAGCGTCTACCGGCTGGAGAAGGCCGGTCAGTTTCCGCGACGTTTCAACCTCACAGAGCGGCTCGTTGCCTGGGACCGTGACGAGGTTGAACGATGGATTGCGGCCCGCCGCGCCGAATCGGCGAGGCCATGATGCCGACCCGCCGTCCAACCCCGCCGGCCAGCCCGGAGCGAGACCAGGCGGCCGTCATGGCGCTGCTCCGCGTGAAGCAAGCCCTCGGGCTCCTCCGCTGCGCGCTGGCCGAGAGGCCGTGACAGCATGACCGACCACCGACGCGCAACCCGAGGCCGACGCCAGCGCCCCGCGCGGAGCACGCGGGACCCTCGCGAGCTCGAATACACCGCTGAGGACTGGGCAATCATCCGGACAATTCAGAACCCGCAGATCAGCGAGCGGGACCGCTACACCTTGTGCAGGTGGATCGTCCGGCGGACCTGGGAGCTCGCCGGCGAGACCATCCGCCGAGAGGCCGACCGATGAGCGGCGCCGTGGATGTAGCTCTGCCCTATCCGGCGCTGGATGGCGGCCCTTCACCGGAACCGATCCTAGCGTTGGAGAGAGCTTTGCTAGGCGGTTTGCTGCTGTTTCCCGACCTGCTGCCGATGGTCGAGCCTACTCTCGACAGCGGAGCCGCCTTCTATCACTCCCGACATCAGACGGTGTTCCGGGCCATGAAGAACCTCGGGCCGGAGGTGACGACACTCTCGCGAGTGACGGCGGAGATTCCCACGCGCGAACTCGAGAACATGGGCGGCCCGGTCTGGGTGTCGTCGCTGCTTCAGGACAACCTTGTCACCCCGGGGCAGGTCCTTGAGGCCGCGGAGACGATCGCTCGAGCCTATCGCCGGCGCCGGCAGGTGGCCGCCGTGGCCGAGTATCACCGGGCCGTTGTCCTTAACGCTGGAGATGCGGAAGCGGCAAATGACCGGTTGATCCGCCGACTGGATGAGCTTCAGGCGATAGGCGCGCCCAAGCTCAACTCGCTGCTCTGTGCCTCGCGCACCTATCGCGAGGTGATAGCCGACCAGGACGACCCAGAGCCCGAGTCCTTACTGGGCGATGGTCTCCTCCGGGCGCGACAGATCGGACAGATCCACGGCGCCGACGGCTCACGAAAGTCATGGGCGACGCTGGACCTGCTGCTCTCCGCCGCCGCCGGCCGTCCATGGTTCGGGCTCTCGACCCGGCCCGGCGGGATCCGGTGCGGGTTGGCGAGCCTCGAGGATGAGAAGTGGATCCTGCGGGACCGGATGCGGGCCATTGTGCTCTGCAAGGATTTGGACGAGAGCCTCTTAGGGGTGAACCTTCACCTGATTTCTCCGCCGGCTTTCGATGCCAAATTGGACCTGACAGACTCGGCGCAACGCGAGCTCGTCAAAGCCTGGATCCGGGATCGAGAGCTCGAGCTCGTGGTCATCGACCATCTGAGCCTCGCGCACGACCTGGCCGACGAGCGGGACCTCCGCCCGATCGCCAATGCCGGCCTCGAGATCGCCCGGGAATGCTGCTGTGCCGTGCTGTTCCTTCACCACGACCGCAAGGCAGACCCGCGACTCAAGGTCGGCACCGACCGCGGGGCGAGTCGGGGAGACTCCCGTTTCTCGGCCGCTTGTCGGTTGAACATCTCGATGGTGGAGGTGGACGCCAACCTGATCCGCCTTGCGGTGGAGAAGTCAACCCGGCGCCAGAAGCCCGCGCCGATCTGGCTCGCGCAGGATCCGGAATCGGGCGTTCTCTTGGTGACGCCCGAACCCAGGAAGAGCACCGAACACAGAGAGGCTCGAATCGACCGTACCTGCCAACTGATCTGCGAGGCCGGACCCGACGGGATCGAGCCCGCCACGCTGGCCAGGGCGTTGGGCGTCGCGACCCGAACGGTCACCCGCTATGCCGAGAAGCTGGCCAGCGAGGGACGGATCTCTCGCCAGGGCGAGGGCCGCGCAGTCCGATATCGGTCTCTGGAACCCGGACAGCCTGAATCCTGTCTGAGTTCTGTCTGCGATCCGTCTAACTCGCTACACAACAATACATTGGACTTTTGATCCGCCTCTATGAACTCAGACAGTCCTAATCGAACAGAACGCGGACAACGCGGACACACACCCTTAAGGGGTGTGTACGTGCTGTCCGAGTTCGCCAGCACCCCCCGAAAGGAGCCCCCCCTACATGGCCAGCACCCCGACCCCCGAGACCCAGACCCCGCGGCCGATCCGTGGCCCGTTGATCCCGATTCCCAGCCCGCTCTGCGAGCTCGTCGCCCTGTACCTGGCCGACCGTTTCCCCGGCTGGTCCTGCGACGCGGCGGTTGCGTGGCGACACGACCCCGGCCCGGCCGGGGGCCGGCTGACCGTGAAGCTGGAGCGGGGTGGAGACAGCCTGGTCATCGACCTGCGGGTCAGCCTGGGCAAGCTCGAATCTGGTGGCGTGGTCCTGCGGCTGGATGCGCTCGAAGCGTGACAGACGCCACCAGACAAGCGAACGGCGGATGGTCTGGCCCATCGGTCAGACCCCGCCGAGATCGGCCCGCCTGCGCGATCCTGGCGCGTCGCGGGTCCTTCCGGGGCGTTCCGTCGAGGGTGACGCCGACCCCGGTATTTGTCTAGAGACAGGCGCCCAATGAACTCGAACAAACGAACGAGCCTCCGCAGCTACGCCAGGTCCCGCGGCTACTCCCCCTCGAGCGTCCATTCCTGGTGCGTGAAAGGCTGGATCCCCCGCGACGAGTCCGGCCGGATCGACCCGGCCGCCGCGGATGCGCAGCTTGCTGCCCGGAGGCCGCCGCGGGTCAACGGCCCGGCCCTCCCGTCGGCCGGCGGGGCCACCTTGCTCGAGGCCAGGACGAAGCACGAAACCGCGCGGGCCGCCCTGGCCCGCCTCGAGCTCCGCCGGCGCCGTGGCGACCTGGTGTCCCGCGCCGAAGTCGAGGCCGCCGCGTTCACCGCGGCCCGCACGGCCAGGGACAAGTTGCTCACCCTGCCCCGGCGGCTGGCCCAGGCGCTGGCCGCCACGGCCGACCCGTCGGAGGTGGAGAGGATCCTCGAAGCGGAGATCGACGAGGTTTGTCTCGAGCTCTCCCGACCGCCGGCGCCGGTGCGCGGGAAGGGGAATCGATGACCCCGAACAAACGCTTGCCGGACGTTCGATCGGATGCTACGGTTCTTCCGAACGCTACCGGCGGCCAACGCCCCGGAGCGCCGACGGTCTCGACGGGCTCAACGGCCCGCGGCCGTGCCGACGAAGAGCCCAACGGCTCGAGGCGCGCCAGACTGAGCGGGGAATCAAGGGCAGGGCGATCCCTGCCTTCCTACGCATCAGGAGGCGCCATGTCGGAAACCCCACTAACCCGCCGCACCACGCATCTCGGCCAGACCCGCGCCAGCGGCCCCGGCCGCGCCATCAAGGCGACCCTCTCCAGCGAGACCCCGGTTCCGACCGTCTATCCCGACGTTGGCCAGGTGCTCGAGATCCTCGACCACGGCCCGGCCTCGATCGACCTGGCCCGGGCCGTCAACGGCCGGCTTCCCTTGCTGGTCGGCCACGACCCCGCCGAGTTACCCCGGCCCGGCAACGTCGAGCACATCCGCCTGGCCGGGCGCCGACTCCGCGGGACCCTGCGGTTCGGCTCGAGCGATCGAGCGGCCGAGATCCTCGCAGCCATCGACGAAGGCACGTTGACCGAGCTTTCGATCGGCTACCAGGTGAAGGAGTGGAAGCAGGAAGGCACCGACCCCGAGTCCGGCCGGCCGATTGTGCGGGCCACGCGCTGGACGCTTTACGAGTGCAGTCTCGTCAACCTGCCGGCCGACGTGTCGGTTGGCGTTGGACGATCTCTCAGAAAGGAACAGATCATGACGACCAGGCCGAACATCATCGAGCCCGCCGGAGAACCGGAAATGACCAGGGACCAGCGCATGCGGTTCGTGACCGTTCAGCGAAGAGCTATGGAGCTGCTCGCCGCGCACGCGACCGGCCCCGAAGCCCCGGAAGTGGTTCGCGCGGTGAACGCCACGCTGGCGCGAGTGCTTCCGGACACGCGCTTGAGCGCGGACGAAGCCCTGGACCAGGTGTCGGAGGTGATCCTCCGGGCCATTCAGACCCGCGGCCCGGCCCAGCCGGGTTCCGAGGCCCTCGACGGCATGTCCAGCCGCGACCGTTCGCGGTACTCCGTGGCCCGCGCGGTGCAGTTGCAGGCGGAACGGACCCTTGGCCGACGGGAGCGGTTCGACGGCCTCGAGGCCGAAGTTCACGCCGAGTTGCTGCGAGGCCGGCCGCAGAGCTCCGAGGATCACGGCGGAATCCTGATCCCTTGGTCCATGCGGTCCGCGGATGACGGCTACGGCGGCCGGCGGACCATGGGAACGTTCCAGGCGACCGGCGGAGCAACCCTGGTCGGACAGCAGACCATGCCGGACATGATCGACATCTTGCGCAACAACGCCGCGGTGCTCGCGTCCGGCGCGAAGCTCTACACCGGGCTTTCCGGCAACGTCTCGTTCAACAAGGCGACGGCGGATCCAACGGTTTACTGGATGGACGAGAACCCGCCGGCGGACGTGCCACAGAGCGAGCCCGGCTATGGCTACGTGACCATGTCGCCGAAGACCCTCATCGGCCAGGTTCAGGTTCCCAAGCAACTCCTGGTGCAGAGCTCGATCGACATCGAGAGCGACATCCGCGAGCGACTCGGGGCGAACCACGCGCTGAAGCTGGATCTTGCAGCGATCCACGGCCTGGGCAGCGACAAGCAGCCTATCGGCATCTGGAATCAGACGGGAGTTCTGGCGCACCCCTGCGGTGGTGTCCCGGACCTGAATGACGTGGTGACCATTCCCGCCCTGGTGGCCGCGAAGAACGCGGACATTGGCGCGTTGGCGTGGTTGACGACCCCGACCATGGCCGCGGTGCTCCAGCGGACCGCCGTTGTCGATGGGCAGGCGGTGTTCATCTGGAACGGGACCTTCCGCGAAGGGACGCTCAACGGCTTCCCGGCGAGGGCCACTAACCAGGTGAGCAGCACCCTCGGATCCGGCGCCGACGAGCACGGACTGCTGTTCGGGAACTGGCGAGACCTGGCAATCGGCATCTGGGGCAACGAGCTCGAGGTCGTCGTCGACGTCGTCACCCTAGCGGCCCGGGCGCAGATCAAGATCACCAGCTACTCCATGTGCGACACCGGCATCCTGCGGACAGACAGCTTCGTCAAGGGCACCGGGGCGAAGGTCGCGTAACAGTCTGGGGAGTCGGCCCGGGTGACTTGGGGATGGGCCACCCGGCCGGCCTCCGGGACCCCTGGGGCGAGAGTCGGGGAGTTCGGGCGCGTTCTCCCCGCTCTCCCCTGGGGGTTCGTTTCAACCGGCCCGGCCGGCGGGCCGCCAACCGCCTGGCCGGACCTTGGCAACATCTCGGGAAGGGAGACGGAACCATGAGCGCAGTTTGCACCCTCGAACAGAACCAGACCAGCATCGAGCGGCCGGCCTGGGAGCTCTTCGCCCGCTTCTGCAGCCACCCTTGGCCAGGCGCCGGAGCTCGTTGCGCTGGCCCTGGTGCGAGACCACCGGGACGACAACGCCATCTGCCTGAGCCGGGATGCCCGCCGGATCCTCGAAGGCGCCAGCGCGGACATCCGACTGCCGGGTTGACGAGCTCGCCCCGCGAGCCGATAATCTCTACCGGCCCGCCTGAAACGCAGCGGGCCGACCGGTGCGCGAACACCGGCCGACCCTTGACGGCTAACTCTTGAAGGGAGTCAACCGCCCATGAACGACCCTACCACCGCCCCCCGAATCACCGTGACCCTTGACCGCGAACTCTGGAACACGATTGAGCGACTGGCCGCCTGTTGGGGGAAGACCCCGGAAAGCTATCTCGCCTCGATGCTCACGACCTCCGCCGAAAGTGACCTCGAGGTGATCGGCACCGGCCTCCGGCAGGACGCCGAGTCGGCCCTTCAGCGGATCGAGGCAGTATGAGCTACGACAGCCGCGAGAAGAGCCGCCACGGCGGCCAGCCGGTTGAGGGATACCGGTTCACCAAGGGGACGGACTGTCTGGCTCTACACCTCGGCGGATCGCGCCCTGGTCCTGCCGGCCGGGACCTTCGCCCCGGAGACGATCGCGCGGAGTGCGATGGACTTCTCCCAGGAGGACACCGGGGAAACGCTCGAGGTAACGATGCCGCGGACGAATCCGGTCGCCGCGCTCTTCATCAACAGCCTGCCCTCCACCCCTGTTTGGCTGAACGTCTTTCGGGCTCACCGCGGGGACGAAGACCTGGCCGTATCGGTGTTCTCGGGCCGCATCCTGCGGGTCAGGTTCGAGGAATCCGAGGCCATCCTCACCGCCACCGGCCTCATGGGCCTCCTGGGCCGCAACGTGCCGACGCTGGCCATGCAGACACCCTGCAATCACGTGCTCTATTCCACCGCCTGCGGAGCCGACCCGACGAGCTCGCGTGACCAGGTGACCATCACCACGGTGACCGGTGTCACGGTGACCTCGGCCGACTTCGCCGCGCGGGCGGACCAGTGGTTTCGCGGCGGCCGACTCGAGGCCGGAGGGGAAACCAGGTTCATCGTTGACCACCAGGGGGACACGATCAAGTTGCTCTCCCCCCTGCCCGGGCTCGCGTCGCTGGACGTGGCTTGGGCTTACTGGGGCTGCGATCACCTCGAGGCCACCTGCCGGGACAAGTTCGACAACCTCGTGAACCACCTCGGCTGGTCGCGCCTGCCGGGCCGGAACCCGTTCGTGGGAAGGATCGACGATGGTAAACGGGGTTCCGCCGGCCCGGGATCAGATGGATCAGGGGCGAGCAGCGGGCCATGGTGGTTGCGGCGCCGATGAATCCGCTCGAACTCGGTCGCGTACCCCGAGTCCCCGCACGGTGGCAGACACCGTTCGGGCGCTGGATCGCTGACTACACCGTTCCTCGCCTGGTCTCCGACCTGCAAGGCGACCCGGTCTCGTTCGGCCCTTCGCCGCCCCTCGGCGGCTACTACGGCCTCTGCTGTCTTCTCGCTCCGCCGCTGATCCGGCGTCGCCCTTTCAGGCGTAAAGCGAGATCTCCCCGGGTAAGAACACAGAC